GTGAAAGAGATCACTGCGCAAAGGGTACAAGAGCCTGAGCTTCGCTCGACCATTACCGTGCGGGACGCAATACAGCAGAAATTCAACGTGATGCATGCTGTTATTTTGCGTGACATTCGTAGTCGCTATTTTAATCACGGGTTAGGGTTTTTGATTGTTCCACTTTTCCCGTTTGTTCACATCCTGTTGCTTCTCGGCGTTTATTTCGCTGTTTCGAAAAATTCTGAGTTTGGTGACGATCTTCAGCTTTTTTTTGCAACAGGTTTGCTACCTGTTATGACTTTCATGTACGTGTCTCGATTCATGTCGATTTCATTGTTGGCAAACAAATCGATGATGGCTTTTCCTGTTGTGCGTTTGCTGGATATAGTTCTGGCTCGAGCTTTTCTTGAATTTGTTGGTATAGTTATATCATTTTTATTTATTTATGTATACCTAATTTTTACAGGTTCAAATCCTGTTCCCATTCATCCTTCTGAGGCTTTGCTTGCCTTTTTCTTTACAGTAATACTGTCAATTGGATTCGGCATAACTGCCAGTGTTATTTCCGCCGTTGCGCCTGTATTTCCTATGATTTATGGTTTCTCTATGGTGATATTTTATCTCTCCTCTGGAGCTCCGATATATCTTCATTCTTTTCCAGAGTTAGCTTTGTATGGCTGCTCTTGGAACCCCGTGTTTCATGCTGTCGAATGGGTACGGTCTGCTTATTATCTCGGCTATCCGACTGATTATCTGGACAAGCGATATTTTATTGGTTTTGCTATTGGCAGTGTGTGCTTTGGGCTAATGCTAGAGCGTTTGCTGCGAAAAGTTGCTCTAGAAAATTGACAAAGGTGATGATTATGGGGCGGTCAGGGTGTCACAGCCAGGCCTCAGACACGTCTAACCGGTCCATGGCTTGCTGTGCCAGCTTCCACCTCTCCACACGCCGCGTGTAAACCTCGCTCGTCTTGGCCTCTGAATGGCCGAGAATGGCCATGATTTCATATTGGCTGCAGCCTTGTTCGGCCAGCAGCTCGGCTAGGCCCTTGCGCACACCATGTGCAGAGAGATGGGGCAGCCCAGCATCGATGCACCAGCGCTTGAACATGGCCGACATGGAATCACCGCTGGCAAACGGTTTGTTGCCGCGAGCGACGATGTAGGTTTCAGCTATTGTGCCCTGGCTATGGATTGCTGCTTTCAGGGGCTTGAGCAGGGGGATGGTCACTTCCGTTGATCCCTTTTTGGCAGGCACCCATCTTAGTGCCTCGAGGCCGTCCAGCATGCACTCGTGCCGGGGGCCAAGGAATGTCAGGTCTTCGATCCGGCATCCCGTCCAGAGCAGAATCGACATGGCAATGAAAGGCTTAGAGCCCGGTTTGTGATGGGCAAAGAAACGCTTCACGTCTGCCGACTTCCACGGGGTGGCGCCGTCGCCTTTCTTGTAGATTCGCTCGATGCCCTTGGCAGGATTGGTTTTGATGTGGCCGCGCTTGATCGCCCACTCATACATGACGCTTATGGCCTCGATAAAGGCGTCTGCCTGGGCGGGAGTGCTCGCCATTTTGTCCTGCATCTCGATCAGCTTCGCTTGCGGGATGAGCATGACCCGATCTGGATCCTCGATCAGGCGAGCCAGAAGGTTTCTTTTCTTTTTCAGCGTCTTGGCACTAGTAAGCTTCGCCTTTACCCTTTGCTCCATATGCTCAAAATAGCTATGCACCAGCCAGCCGATGGAACGGGGTTTCACAACCTCCGATGCCTTCTTTAACGGTGCTGGCTGCTCGCCATAACGGGCGAGCGTATATTGACGGCTGAAATCTTCATCGCCCGGCAGGCAAAAGATGCGAATGCGCTGCTTGGGGTTGCCAATCACCCTCACGCGGTAACGGATATTGCCCGAAGGCAGCTCTTCCTTGATAAGGCCTGGATAGCTGACTTTCATGGTTTTCTACCATTCCTTGAGGTCAGGGGAGGCTGGCTCGGCATCGCCTTCGACGCTCCCTGCAAATCGAATCTCAACAGTGCCGTCCTGAATAAGAAGACGATCGACCATGAGGCCTGCGCGTTTGGCGGCCTTCAAGGCTGCGGCCATTGCGTGTTCGCTGGCGCGTTTTCTGATGGGGCTTGCCCCCGGCACCTGTTCAGCCTTCCGCATTTTTTCTCTCCCCGTTCTGTGATTGCCAGTTCTTGAAATTGATCACGCTGCGGCGCTTTTGTTGCTGTTCAACCATTTCCACGTGGGCGGTGATACGCGCCACGGTGATCCAAACGCCGTCCTTGGTGCGCATTTGGAAGCGCGGAATGGTTTCGGCGGTGGCGCGGTTGGGAAGGGTGGAGGTTTTCGGCTTTCGCCGGGGCTTTGCGTTGCTCATGCGTGTTCCTTTCCTCCGGCACAAAGGCACGGCTGATCCGACGCGGCTGTAGAGGCGCGCGCTGCATGGATGGTCTGGGGATTGTCGAAAGGGTATCCGTTCGGGAAACCGCAGCGCCGTGGCTGCGGAAACCGGAAAGGATGTTAGGGAGGCGCTATTCCTGTCAGTTTTGCCGTCTGGCTTTCTCCTACTGTTGCTTCAATAGATAAATGCGAAGCTGCTGCTTAAGCCGCAGAAGGTATTTTGGATATTGAAGCGAAATTCACACTAACAGCCGTATACGCGGGACATGTCCCGCAGTCAAGAGGGATGACGGATATGTCCCTCTGTCTTTTGAGCTCTTTCATCGTAAATCCTTAGGTTGTGGGGCTAATTGATGGGGGCGTCTGTGGCCATATCTGACTTTCTTACGGTGATGTCTGAGCATGTTGAGGCTCGACCATATCGAGCGGCGAAGCCGATTATCTTGCCGGAAACTGATGACGACGATTTAGCCGATGTTTCTGATGTTCTTGGCTATGCCGAAGGACAAAGTTTTATGATCGAGTATGTTGACTCCCGAGGCAGGGGATCTGCACGGCGTGTCACTGTCTGGTCTATTGTTGCGGGGGCTGGTGGCACTCCCTGTCTCTTTGCTAAATGCCACGAACGTAACGCGATGCGGCAATTTCGCATTGACAGGATTAAATGCTGCATCGATTACGATGGTGAAGTTTTTGAAGACGTACCGCTTTTCCTGAGGGAAAATTTCGGTATGAGCCTGCCTGCCTCTCTTGCTGCCGGGCTTGATAAGGATTGGGCGCGCATCCTGGAAGATGTTCGTGTGCACGCTGTATTGATAGCGGCGGTCATGCGATCCGATGGGAGAGTGCACGAGCAAGAAGTCGAGATTGGTCTCATTCATTTGATTGCAGTTGCTGAAAGAAGCGGTCACTTCTTGGATGAATTGCGGCAGGCTTCGCTGCAACGTTATTTGTTGAGGCTGCGCCCAACTGACTCTGCAATAAAAAGTGCTATCGATTCGCTTATTGGGGAAGATAAGCGTCAGATCGAGCGTCTGCTGCGTGTGTGTGTTGCGGTAATGGATGCGGATGGAAAGCGCGACGTTCGTGAGAAGGCCGCAATAAATGCTCTTGCGGACGAAATTTTAGGGGTTGTCGTGGTTTGACGTTGCTTAATAAAAGCATTCTTAGGGGCTAGTAGGCAAATTTAAAATTCTGCCGGAATCATCCTAATCGCCTGACCACTATGACAAGTCTGTTATGACCTTCACGACTTGACCAAGAACAGTTGTGTCAGCATCCAGGCTGATTGCTTCGTGTTCTTGATTGGTTGAATAGGGCTCAAGCCTGTCCGGGTTTCTCATAAAGCGCTTAAAGGTCGCGGCATCGCCTTTTTGAAATATAAAGAACTTGCGTGGAAGAAGCTCTTTTATGGACGCATTTACAATAATTTTTGCGCCTTCTGGGGCGATTCGATTCATGGAATCGCCTGAAACCAGAAGGGCAAAATGCTTGCCGGGTTTCAGGCCATCCACTGCTAAACGCTGCGCCGTCGCTTCATATTCTGTAAAGCCCGTCTCCGAGTAGGGGCTTGCTGCCACCCAGCTTATCAGGGGCACCCGCGTCACGGAATGCGAGGGGTCCTCTCCGACCTCACCAAAAGCTAGCCATCCCGCCGACACATTAAGTACCGACGCGATCTTCTGGATGCTATCTAGTCTGGGTAAAACGGATTTTGGTCTTCGCCAATCGCGGATCAAGTCTGGCCCGTGCCCAGACAACAGAGATACCTTTCGCAGGGAAAGACCGAGCTCTTTCGCGCGATTTTCAACCCTTTCAATAATCTCCACAGTTTGAAGCGTTTCCATGGGGGAAATATCCCTTATCCCTTGTCACTAAAAAAGAGGGACATATCCTGTTGACATGTGAGGGATATGTCCCTTATTCAGTTCGCCATAAGGCGATTAACGATGTTGTGCAGCCAGATTTTTGTCTGGTTGCGAACACCTAAGAGTTTTCGCGCCCTTCAACATTCCCTGTTCGACCAGGGTCTTGAGGTGTCAAATGCACGAACTCCATTTCAAAAATTCGTTTGCCGAGCTTGAGGCCCGGCTTGATGCGCTGGCCTTTCCGTCTGAGTGGCGGGAATCGCTGCGCGTGGTGACCAGCAAGGGTGTTTACATGCTCACGGTGGAGCCTGTCTCTCTCCACAATCATCATATTCGTCTCGGAATGCCGGAGTTGGAAACGCGCCCGTCCGAAGATGGATTTGTTGTGGTCCTGCCCGAAAGCTTTTTGGGGAAGAGGTGCGCCTGACGGTGCTGTCGTTCTCAATATTGGCATGCGGGCCTCCGTAACGCGTTCACGGCCCATTCCTCACATTTTCGATCACTTCCCACCACGGGAATAACGCCGGGCTTTTCCCGGCGCGGGAAAGGTTTTGCCTTATGAAGACTGATGCATGGTTTCACCGGATCAAAGCCGCGCAGCGGGATCTGATCCGTCTGGTGGGTGGCATTGAGCGGGCGGCGCTGATTTCCTCGGTTTCCAAGAGCCATATTGGCCGGATGAACAATGCCACGGACCCGGAGCTGATGCCGATTTCCGTGGTGTTTGCACTGGAAAGCGAATGCGGGGTGCCGCTGGTGACCTCGGCGCTGGCGGAACTGAACGGGCGGCGGCTTTCTGATCCTGGCGCCGAGCAGGCTGCCGATCGCAATGTGCTGACCAGCTATACGGCTGTGGTGCAACGGGCTGCTGATCTGACCTCGGGCGGGGCGGTGGCGATTGCCGATATGGTGGTGACGCCGGTTGAGGCGCGGAAGATGGACCGCGATGCCGCCGAGGTGGAGCTTGCCGTTTCCGAGCTTCGCAAGGCGCTGGCCGTGGTGATCGAGCGCGGCGGCGAGAAGCTTGGGCCGCGCCTGGTGCACGGGGGCCTGTGATGGAGGCTTTCGACGCTCTTCCGGCTCCTGTCCGCCGCGCTATCGCCAGCGCGGCTTTTCCTTTTCCGCCGCTGGTGGCGCTGCGGTTTCTGCGGCGCGGGCTTTCTGCCGAGCGGGTGGCGGGCCTGATTGCGGCTGCCGATCTGCGGCTTTCGCGCGAGGTGGCGGCATGAGTGGCGCCGTCTCTGTCCCTGCACCACTGTCGGCTCCTCTCAAGGTTCTCGTCGGATGCGAAACTTCCGGGGTTGTCCGGCGCGCGTTTTCCGCTCTCGGCCACGATGTGTGGTCGTGTGACTTGCTGCCAGCCGATGATGGCAGCAACCGGCATATTGTCTGTGATGTTCGGGAATTGCTGCATGAGGGTTGGGATTTGCTCGCCGTCATGCATCCCCCGTGCACCCGTCTTTGCAATTCCGGTGTGCGCTGGCTGAAAGTGCCGCCTCCCGGGAAGACACTGGAACAGATGTGGGCGGAACTGGACGAGGGCGCTGCACTGTTTTCAGATTGCTGGAATGCGCCGATCGAGCGCATTGCCATCGAAAACCCCATCATGCACTGCCACGCCAAGGCGCGGATCAGGAACTACCGGCAACCGGCACAGACCGTGCAGCCGTGGTGGTTCGGTGATGAGGCTTTCAAGGCAACCAGCTTTTACCTGCGCAATCTTCCCAAGCTTCAGGCGACCAACCGGTTGACGCCACCGAAAGCGGGTACCGAGGAGCACCGGAAATGGTCGAAAGTCCATCGTGCGCCGCCACGGGCTGATCGCTGGAAGATCCGGTCCAAGACCTATCCGGGTATCGCAAATGCAATGGCCGTTCAGTGGGGCGGATATGCGCTGGAGGCCGCATCATGCAGGATGTGAACCGCCAGCGGGAGGCGGCGACGCTCAACCGGCTCAAGGGCTCGGCGGAGCGGTTGCAGGATGATGTCTGGACGCTGGAGGCGACCCGCGAGGGTACGCGGCTGATCGTGCACAGGCCGATGGGTGAGCAGGCGCATATTGCCACCATCCACACGGCGGCGCTGCATGATGAGCGTGACCTGATTTGCGGGGCGCTGGATCATTTGCGGCTGTTTCTGCGGCTTTTTGATCGGGCAAGTGCGACGGTTCTCGATCTTCGCGGGCAGTTGGCTGTGCAGCCGGAGCGCAAGAGGCCGGATCATGCGGCGCAGGCGTCCATTCTGCTGTCCAGGCCTTCTTTCCAGCAATTCCTGAGCCGCGCCGGACAGGCGGCGGCGGATGACAAGACCAGTGCCGATGCGGCTTTGAAGGCCCGCCTCGGCATAACTAGCAAAAAACAGATCAATGAGGATGACCGCGCAAGGTCTGCCTGGCTCTCGCTGCATGGCGAGTATGAGGCTTGGCTGCGCGGCGGGGGTGATGCATGAGCGGGGATTTGCCCATCATCGAACAGCTTTATGACTGCCAGGACCATGCCGAGCGGGCCGACTGGCTGCTGCGGGTGCCGCAAAGCCTGCTGCTTCGCGAGGAAATGAGCATTCGGCTGGCTTTGCGGTCGGCGGGCTTCATGGCCGGTATCGATTATCTGGATTGCGAGCTTTCGGCGCTGCGCTCGGTGCGCGGGGAGGCGGGCGGCTGGCGTGATGGCGTCAGCCGTGCCGTGGAGGACGTGCGCCAGCATATGCGCCGGATCGTGAAAGGGGGTGGGCTGTGAGCAGCAACGCCCGTTTCAGCATTATTCCCGGCTGGATCGTGACCGATCCACGGCTGCGGGGCAGGGATCTGCAAATCCTCTGCCTGCTGGGCCGTCATACCGACAAGCAGGGCTGGTGCCGCCGTTCTCAGGTGAAGATGGCGGATCAGCTCGGCTGCGCACGTTCTACCGTTCAGCTTTCGCTTGATCGGCTTATCGAGATGGGTGTGGTGGAGCGGCATATCGTGACCGTCAATGATGGCCGCGATACCGCGCATCTCTATCGGGTGGTTTATGACCGTCAGCCGCCGCAGGGCTATGCATTCGATGCAGATCTTGATGACGACGAGAATGAAGCGGAATTAGAAAATTGTTCTAATACCCCTGCCGACCAGTCGGCACCCCCTGCCGATATATCGGCACCCCCTGCCGACTCTGGATCGGCACCCCCTGCCGATCCTGGATCGGCACCTATTAACGATCCTCTTAGAACGACCCTCTCTGAACGAAACGGCGGGCGTGGGCGCGAGAAGCAGGAAGAGAAAAAAATTTCTTCCGATTTGGAGGGGCAGGAGCCGCAGGCCTCTCGCCGTGCGGAACGGGAGCGTAGCGAACGGCAGTTCCAGCGCTGGTTCAAGACCTGGCCGGGGCTGGGCGATCTGGAATTTGCCCGCAATGCCTGGATGGCGCTGTCTGCCGAGGAGCGGGCGGCCTGTGTGGAGCTGACGCCGGTCTACCTTTCCTGGCCGGGGCGGAAGGTGACGGCCCCTGCGGTCTATCTCAAAAACCGGGCCTGGGAAGACATGCCTGCCGATGCGGCAGAGCAGCAGGGGCCGACCCATGGCGCAGCCGCCTATTGCGGCAAGCTGTGGATGGGGCGGTGGTTCCAGGAACTGCTTTCGCCGCCGACCGGGCGGTTCATGATCACCCGCACCGAGGAGGCGCAGGTGAGCGCCGGAAAGATCAGCCGGGAGGCGTTGATCCGGGAAAAGCGGATGCGAAACGGCTGGCCGGTGGCGAACAAGATGCTGGATCTGGCCCGGAGCTGCGAGCCGTTCGTGACTTCGCTGGCGCTGAAACCGCATGTGGCTGGCTTCCAGGCCGTGAGCCGGGACAGCGCGCTTTTCCAGGCATGGCAGCGGCTGCATGAGCGGCGCGGCTGGCCGCAGATCCAGAAGCCGCTCGGGCATGTGTGGCTTCCGGCTGTTGCCCCGGATGCGAGCGATCTCGACGCCGCTGTCGAAGCGGCATTGGCGAATTTTGAACAGGCAATCAGCGAAGGGCGTGGCAAGGATGCAGCTTAGGGCAAACGAGATCGAGCTTCCTGTTTCCGATCGCGGGCAGGAACGGCTGGCACGGCTCACCGCCGAGCAGCAGGCGCGCAAGCGCTGGCTTTCCATGGCAAGCCGCGAGGTGGCGGATCAGCGGCCAGACCAGACGCAATGGCTCTGCCTGCGGGTGATGACGGGCCGGGAAAAGGCTGTGGAAAACTTGCTGGAGGCGATGAACATCGAGGCCTTGGTGCCGACCCGCAAGGGCAAGGTGCACTATCGGCGCGGGCGGACAATTCCGGCTGCCGATGTGCCGGTGCTGCTGGGTTACGTGCCGGTTCGCTGCGCTGTCACCGGCTCTGCCATGGCCGGGCTGAAGACGGTGGAGCATGTGATCGGCGTTCTCGGGACATGGGAAGCGCCGTTGATGATCGAAGCTGATTTCATCAATCGATACAGAGAGAAAGCGCGGTTTGGTGATTTTGATTATGAACGGCAGGGAATGCCGGTGCGGCGCGGTCAGCGGGTGCGGATTGCCGAGGGACCGTTCGCGACGATGAGCGGCGAGGTGGTGACCGAGTGCCTGAGCGGCGTGGGAGACGTGGTGGTTGAGGTTGAAATGATGGGCCGAAAAATTCCTGTGTTGATGCCTATTGCATTCCTGAGCGAGCTGTGATTCTTTTTGCGCATTGGATGAGCTGATGATCCTGCTAGTGAGCCTCTGAGAACGCGGTAGAACGCGGGGAGTAATCCCGAGGTTGGTACACCGGTCAGCCCCCGCCTTGAAGCAAGCCAATAGGCAACCGCTTCAGGGCCAGTGCGTAAGCTATGTTTTGACGAGGGCGGCCAGAGGGTCGCCTTTTTTCGTTTTAGGGTTATGGCGATAGATCAACGATCCGACGAGGCCAAGGGCTGGCGCTCCTGGTATTACACCCCGGCTTGGCGGGCGGTGCGGGCAACCCAGCTGAAGCGGGAACCCTACTGCCGGATGTGCCGACAGCAAGGCAAGCTGGTGAAAGGCTTCATCTGCGATCACGTCGAGCGCCATCGCGGCAATCCCGAGGCATTCTGGAACGGCCCGTTCCAGACCCTTTGCAAGAAGCACCATGACGCGACCAAGCAGCGGGAAGAGCTTCGTGGTTTCTCAACGGCCATGGGCGCGGACGGCTGGCCGACCGACCCCAGGCACCCGGCGAACCGGCGGTGAGGCCGTCGATCCAAGGGGTAGGGGTGGGTCAGTCTTGAGGGGCATTCACGGCCCGCACCGGCGTCCAACATTTCTGTGTAACGAGTGGAAATTGAAGGCAAAAAGCCACAGGGCAGGAGGGGCTGATGAAGGGACGGAAGCCTTCCAGCGAAAACGTCGTGCCGCTCAAATCGGAAGACGGCGGCGGGGCGAACTTTGAGGCGCGGGCGGCGGCACGGGCGCGGGAGTTGCGACCGGCAGAGCTGCCCTTTGATGTGCGGGCGATCTATGACCGGATTGCGCCGCCGCTATGTGATCCGCGCAAGAACCGGCTGAACGAGACGAACATCTTCATGTTCGAACAGCTGTGCTGGACGATTTCGCGGTACGAAAAACTCCGGCTTGATGTGCGCGAGAACGGCGAAACCTATGAGAGCGAGACACGCAACGGCGTGCAGCTCAAGAGCCGCCCGGAGGTCGGGCAGCTCAACGAAACATGGCGGCAGATGCGGGCGCTGGCGAGCGACTTCGGCATGACGCCTTCGGCAGAGCGCGGCCTGCAAACGAGCGGACAAATGGGTTTCAACTTCGATGATGATGATGGGTTTGATTGACGTCTTGCCGAGGGAAGCTGAAGCGCTATCTTCTGCGGAATGTGGGAACTCATCGTTATTGTGCCGGTTTTGGCAGTCGTCGCTTTTGCTATCGTTCACCAGCTCTCGGTGCAGGTGAATGAGTATCGCTTTTATCAGTCCGTTGATTGGGACTTCTCGATCGACAGCAAAATCGACCGGCTGAACATCGATGAGCGCATGTTTGGATATAGCCTTAACCTGACGAACTGGCAAAGGTTCTATCTCTTCAGGCCCTTTTTCATATTTATCCTGTTGTTCGTGCTGGTCATGATGATTGTCAGCCTCTTCTAGGCTCGGCTTCCCGGCGACCGCGCCATTCCCAAAATTTGAGTTCTCCACCGATGACGGGTTCGATTGAGATCGACATCCCGGATGTGTCCTATGAGGATGATCCGGTGACCGCCTGGGCGGCGGATGTGCTGCGGGGCGTCGTTGTGGCGGGGCCGCATGTGCGCAACACCTGCCGCCGCCATCTGCTCGATCTTCGCGACGGCCCGGCGCGGGGTCTGGTCTGGGATCTGGACGAGGCGAAGAAGCGGATTGCGTGGTTCTCGAAGCACCTGCGGCTGAATGGCGGGCAGTTCGAGGGCATCCGGTTTACCCCGCATCCAAGCCAGGCTTTCCGCATCGGCTCGCTGTTCGGCTGGAAATGGGCAGATACCGGGCTTCGCCGGTTCCGCCGTTTCTACGATGAAGAGGGCAAGGGCAACGGCAAGTCGCCGCTTCTCGGCGGTATCGGCCTGATGATGATGGTGGCGGATGGCGAGCCGCGTGCCGAGGTCTATGCGGCGGCAGCCAAGAAGGATCAGGCGCAGGTTTTGTTCCGCGATGCCGTTGCCATGCGCGACCAGTCGCCGACGCTTTCCCGGAAGGTGACGAGCCAGGGGGAAAACCCGGTCTGGCAGCTGACCTATCATGCCAAGGGCGGCGACAAGCGGTTCTTCAAGCCGATTTCGTCGGACAAGGCGCAATCGGGGCCACGTCCTTCCTGCGCGCTCTGCGATGAGGTGCATGAACATCCCAACCGCGACGTGATCGAGATGCTGGAGCGCGGCTTCAAGTTCCGCAGACAGCCGCTCCTGGTCATGGCGACCAATTCCGGGTCCGACCGTAACTCGATCTGCTGGGAAGAGCATCAGCATGCGGTGAATGTCGCGGCGGGCGTCGTTGAGGACGATACCACCTTTTCCTTTGTCTGCTCGCTCGATGAGGGCGATGATTGGGAAAATGACCCGGACTGCTGGGTGAAGGCCAATCCGCTCCTCGATGTGACGATCACGCGGGAATATCTGGCGGGTGTCGTGGCGCAGGCGAAGGCGATGCCCGGCAAGCGCAACGGCATTGCGCGGCTGCACTTTTGCGAATGGACGCAATCGGTGAATGCCGCGATCCGCCGCGAGGCGTGGATGGCCTGCCAGCGGCAGGCAGATCTTGACTGGCTTATCGAGCAGGGCTTCCCCTGCTATGGCGGTCTTGATCTGTCGCGCACGCGGGACTTTACGGCGCTGACGCTGATCTGGGTGCTGGACAGCACCAAGGACGCCGAGCGCTTTGCCTCGAAAACATGGTTCTGGACGCCCGCCGACACGCTGGCGGATCGGGCCAGCACCGACCAGGCCCCCTATGATCTCTGGCGCGATCAGGGGCATATCGAGGCGGTTCCGGGTCAGCGGCTCAAATATTCCTGGCTGGCCTCTGCGGTGGCGGAGATCTGTGCGCGGTTTGAACCGATCGAGATCGGCGCCGACCAATACGGGCTTGAGCAGCTTTCCGAGCATCTGGAAGATCAGGGCGTTTCCCTGCCGCTCACCATCCACCCGCAAGGCTTCCAGCGCCGGGTGCTGGAGCGTGATCCGAGCGCCCCGGATGGCGAGCAGGAGATTTACCTCTGGATGCCGCACAGCATCAACATGCTGGAAAACGCGCTTTATGAGGAGCGGATCGCAATCGACCCGAACCCGATGCTGGATAGCTGTGCTGCCAGTGTCGTCTATGCGGAAAACCGCACCGGCCACCGGATGTTCGACAAGGAACATGCCTTTGGCCGCATCGACGGCATGGTGTCTCTCGCCATGGCGACGGGCATGGCGCTCTGCCGTGTTCGCCCATCGCAGGCCTCGCCCTGGGATGATCCGGATTTTTCCATGAACAAGTAAAAGGGGTGGCCTGATGGCTTCCAAAAAGGGCAAGGCCGAGCGGCGTTCAACGTCGCTCGAAAGCGAAACCGTGCCGATCAGCGCCGCAAACTTCATGGAGTTCTTCGGCCTGGGCGGCGGGGCACTGCCGACTGTCAGCATTGAAACGGCGCTGAAGGTGCCAGCGGTGCAGGCGGCGGTATCGTTTCTGTCGCGCACGCTGGCAACCCTGCCGCTCCATGTTTACAAAACGACGGATCGCGGGCCGGAGCGCCTCGGCGGCAAGCTTGCCGTGGTGCTGGAAGAAAACCCGAATGAGGAAATGGACACCTCGAAATTCCGGCGTTTCTTCTGGGAGCAGGTGTTTACCGGCGGGCGCGGGCTGGCGTGGATCGAGCGCAAGGGCAGCGGTATCGAGGCGCTCTGGCCGATTGATCCGGGAGCCTGCTCGATCCGCCGCCGCCATGGCCGGTTGTCGTACAGTTTCGAGGGTCGTGAATATCCGGCCTCGGACGTGATCGACATTCCCTATATGCTGAAGCGCAATTTGGTCCAACATCGCGGACCGATTGCTATGGCGGAAAAGGCCATCCAGCTGGCGCTTGCCATGAACGACTATGCCTCGAATTTTTTCGCAGGCGGCGGGGTGCCGCCCTTGGCGCTAGAGGGGCCAGCGCCAGCCAATGCCAGGGCCATGCAGCGGGCGCGCGAGGATATCCATCGGGCTGTCCGCCAAGCGCAGCAGGACAATCTCCCGGTCATTCACCTCCCGACGGGGTATAAGTTGACCCAGGTCGGCTATGATCCGGCAAAGGGCCAGATGACCGAGGCGCGACTTTATCAGGTGCAGGAGATTGCCCGCGCCTATCAGATCCCGCCGAACTTTCTTCAGGATCTGAGCCGGGCCACCTTCTCGAATGTCGAGCAGAACGACCTTTATCTGGTCAAGCATCTGGTCAGCCAGTGGGCGACCGCCCTTGAGGGAGAAATGAACCTCAAGATCTTCGGGCGGATGAACACGCGCCGCTATGTCCGTCACAACCTCGACGGCCTGATGCGCGGCGACTTCAAGAGCCGCGTCGAGGCGCTGGCGGCGGGCGTCAACTCGGCGCTGCTCACCCCGAACGAGGGCCGCGAGATCGAGGGCAGGCCGCGCGATCCGAACCCGGCAGCAGACCAGCTTTACATTCAGGGTGCGACCGTCCCCATCGGGAGCGCTGCCCGGCTCGGCCATAATGGCGGTCCGCCGCTCGATAATCCCACACAAGAGACAGAAAGGGAGGTGGATGATGATGGCACCGAAACCGGGGGAGCGTGAGCGCCGCTCACTGGCCCAGCCGGTGGAAACCCGCGCCGATGGCGAGCGCATGACGGTCGCCGGGTATGCGGCGATCTTCGGGGAGGTCACGATGGTTGGCGATCTCTTCGAGGAGACCATTGCGCCGGGCACGTTTGCCCGCTCGCTGCGCGGCGATGATATCCGCGCCTTTTATGACCATGACACGGCGCTGGTGCTGGGTCGCAACCGGGCGGGCACGCTGCGGCTCGCCGAGGATGCGCGGGGGCTTTCGGTCGAGATCGACCTGCCCGACACCACGGCGGGCCGGGATGTGCGCACGCTGATTGCGCGCGGCGATGTCTCGGGCATGTCCTTCGGCTTCGAGGCGGTTGGCGAGGAGTGGGATTTTACCCGCGCCCTGCCGCGCCGCACGATTACCGATGTCAACCTCTTCGAGGTCTCTATCGTCTCGATCCCGGCCTATGCCGGAACCTCGATTGCGCTGCGGTCGCTTGAATGCGCCCGCCGCTCAGACACCCGCTCTTTCCTGCCCGCCACGCGGCTTCGCATGAAAATGAGCCTCGACCTGGCGCGCCGCTCCTAACCGGCTCGCCATTCTTCTTTCCCCAACAATCAGGAGCATGACATGTCGCAGAGACTGAAAGAACTGCGTGAGAAACAATCGCGTCTCGTGGCGGAGGCCCGCGAACGGCTGGAGGCGATGACGCCCGATACCGACGAGGTGCGCGCCAAGGAACTGGAAGCCGCCCACGACAAGGCCATGGCCGAGCATGACCGGCTGCAATCGATCATCGACCGCGAGGAAAGGTTGGCGGAGCTGGAAAAGCGCCATGAGGAGCGGGATGAACAGCGCCGCGCCCAGAGCCGCCCGTTGCGCGACACGCCGGAAACGCGGGGCCTTGATCTGCCGGAAAGCGGCAAGGTGGAATATCGCAGCGTGTTTGCCAAGGTGGTCTGCGGCGTCAATCCGTCCGATCTTTCGGCGGAAGAGCGCTCGGTCCTGAAACAGGGCATCGCCACCTTCGAGACCCGTGATCAGGTGACCAGCAGCGCCATTGCCGGTGGCTATACCGTGCCGACCGAGCTGGAAGCGGAGATCATCAAGGCTATGAAGGCCTGGGGGCCGCTTTATGACGAAAACATCTGCACGGTGCTTTCCACCTCCAAGGGCAATGAAATGCTGGTGCCGACGATTGACGACACCGACCATGAGGCCGATGCGCTGGCCGAAGCCGCCGACCTTCTGGAAGACGGCAGCGGTGATGCCGAGTTCGGCCAGAAAACCCTGAACGCCTATGTCTATGCGACGCCGTTCATCAAGTGGTCCTTCGAGCTGGAGGCGGATTCGCTGTTCAACATGGAAAGCCTGCTGGGCGGGTTGATCGGGGAACGGCTGGGCCGGATCGGCAACCGCAAGCTCACCACCGGCACGGGGCAGGACCAGCCGCACGGCGTTGCCAATGCCGCCTCGCTCGGCGTCACCACGGCAACGGCCAATGGCTTCACCTGGGACAATATCCTTGAACATGAGCATTCGCTCGATCCGGCCTATCGCGCCAGCCCCAAGTGCCGCTGGATGTTCAACGACAAGTTCCTGCTGGCGGCGCGCAAGCTGAAGGACGGTAACGGCAATTACCTGTGGCAGCAGGGCGATGTGCAGAAGGGCGTGCCTGCGAGCTTCAACGGTCGGCCCTATTCGATCAACCAGCATATGGACGAGATCGAGGCGGGCAAGCGCATCGCGCTCTTTGGCGACTTCTCGAAATACTATGTCCGCAAGGTCGGTGCGCCGGTGATCGGCGTGCTGCGCGAGCGCTTCTGGCCGAAGGTCGGCATTGCCGGTCTGATCCGCTTCGACGGTGAGCTGGGCGACACAAACGCCATCAAGGCGATGAAGACCGCCGCCTGATGCCTGAGCCGGGCAGGCATGACCCTGCCTGCCCGTTTCCTGAACAGGAGACATCCCATGAGCTGGTATACGGCAACCGTTGCCGCCAGATCGGACGCCTTGCCGGTCTCCGTCGCGACCGTCAAGGATCGCTGCGCCATCGATACCGCAAGCGACGACGCCCTGCTGGAAATGATGATTGCGGAGATCGCCACGGTCATCGAGCAGAGCTGCAATCTCAGCCTCTGGCCGCGCACGCTGGTGGCGCAATGCGACGGCTGGGAGGATTTGCAGCGCCTGCCGGATGGGCCGGTAAAGCCCGGCAGCAAACCGGCGATCACCTACACGAAACCGGACGGCCAGGAGGCGGTTCTCGACCCCGCCAGCTACCGGCTGCGCTGCCGTGAACTGGACGCCTGGCTGGAGCCGGTCCGGCGCTGGCCGCAGGCCCATCGCGGCGCGCCGGTCACGGTCACCTATGAGGTGGGCTTTGCCGAACTGCCGCTGGATTTGCGCCTCGGCATCATCATGCGCGTGGCGGAGATCTATGGCCGACCGGAAAATCAGGCGGCGGAGAAGATCACGGATTTTGACCGGCTGCTGGTCAACTGGCGGCGGGGGGCATGATGCGGGTGCGGTTTCTGGACGATTACGACTTCAAACCCACCCGCGCCACCACCATCGCCTATCGCGCCGGGACGGAAGCGACGGTGCGCAAGCTCTGCGGCGAGCGGGCGATTGCCGCAGGCAAGGCGGTGGAACTGCCCGCACCATCCCGACACCAGACAGGAGAGGCCGATGGCGCTGAAGCGAACGCCGGGTGACCTGAAGCGCCGCATTGTCTTTGAACAGCGGCAGGAGATCGATCGCGGCGACGGCGTGACCGTGGCCGGATGGATCGAGCGCTTTCGCTGCCGGGCCGGTTTCCAGCATCTGCGCGGCGGCGAAACCGTGATGGCCGACCGCCTTCAGGGCGAGCATGTGCAGATCGTCTTCGTCCGCGATTGCCCGGAGGTGGCGGCGGTCGGGACGGCCTGGCGTATCCGCGATCTCGACAGCGGCCAGACCTTCAACATCACCGATGTCACGCCAGGCGAATGGACCGATGAGGACCGGCGCTGGCGCGACTTTCTCACCAAAACAGGCGGAGTGACCGGATGAGCAGGATCCTCAATCTCGTCAAGCTCGACCGCAAGCTGAAACGCCTGCCGGATCAGGCAAAGGCGGAGATCAAAGCGGGCATGGAAGCGGCGGCTAACGGTGTCGTGACCATGATGAAAAACCTTGTGCCCACAGATGACGGCACCTTGCGCGACAGCATCGGCTGGACCTGGGGCAAGGTGCCGAAGGGGGCGGGCATCGTTGCGGCAGTGAAGGCATCAACCGGCAGTGACATGACCATCACCATCTATGCCGGATCGTCCGAGGCCTATTATGCCCGCTGGGTGGAATATGGCACGGCTCCGCACAAGAACGGCGGCAGGTTTGCCGGATCGCAAAACCCCGGTACGACGGCGCGGCCCTTCTTCTATGTGTCGTGGCGGGCGAGCAAGAAATCGGCCAAGCGCAGGGTTCGCAAAGCCGTTCGCACGGCAGCGCGCAAGGTGGCGGCGTCATGAGCGAGGATGCAGCCCATGAAGTGCAGGTGGCGATCATCACCTGCCTGAAAGCCGACGCGGCGGTCACCGCCCTGATCGGCACCCGGATCTATGATCGCGTGCCGGATGGCGTGACGCTGCCTTATGTCTCCTTCGGCCCCACGCAGGAGGTGCCGGAAGAGGTGGATGGTCTCGATCTCTCTGAACTCTTCGTCCAGCTCAGCATCTGGTCGGAAGATCCCGGCTTTGCCGAGGGGCGGCGCATTGCCAAGGCCATCGTCAAGGCGCTCGCCAGAGATGCGCTGACGCTTGCCGACAATGCAATTGCCTATTTCCTGCCGGATGGGCGGCGCGATCTGCGCGACCCGGATGGCCTGACCACCCATATCGCGCTGACCTTCCGCGCCGGTATCGAAAACCACTGACTTTTCCCAAACATCAGGAGGCCGTCATGGCACAAGCAACCACCATTCGTGGCGGGAAAATCCGCGTTCTTCTTGGCAATGATGCCAATCCGATCGTCTATTCCGCGCCTTGCGGCTTCACCCAGCGCTCCGTCTCGCTGGACAAGGGGCTGGAGGAAACGACCATTCCCGACTGCGACGATCCCGATGCGGTGGATTGGGTGGGGCGTGATGCCTCCTCGCTCTCCATGTCGATCTCGGGCGAGGGGGTGCTGGCGCAGGAAAGCGTCGAGACCTGGCTCGATGCCTGGGAGAGCATCGACAGCGTGCCGGTGAAGGTCGAGATGGAATTCCCGGCCAAGACCATCACCTGGACCGGGCACATGCATGTCGAGAAGTTTGAGAGCGCAGGCGACAACGGCAAGCGCGCCACCGCCAGCATCTCCATGCAGAGCGACGGCAAGATGACGCGCGTGGTGAACCCGAAATGAGGGATGCCTCGATCACACTGACCTGGGCGGATGGCGATTACACCTTCCGCCTCGGCTGGGGCGAACTAGAAGGATTGCAGGAGGCCTGCGACGCCGGGCCTTACGTCATCCTCGACCGGCTCCAGACCAGCACCTGGCGCGTGGGCGATATCGCCCATGTGATCCGCTTCGGCCTGATCGGCGGCGGCAAGACGCCGGTCGAGGCGCTCAAACTGGTGCGCAGCTGGGTCGAGGCCCGGCCACCGGCAGAAAGCCTGCTGATCGCCCAGGCCATCCTCACCGCTGGCATTATCGGTGCCCCGGATGAAAAGCCGGGGGAGCAAGACGCGGCAAATCCAGAGGCTCCGCCCTCGATGACCTTCCCAACGGAAAGTTGAGATTTGCCGCGATCTACGGAAACGGCGCGGCCATGGGGTTTTCCCCGCAACAGGTCCGCGCCATGTCGATGTTCCAGTTCTTCGCAGCGCTCCACGGCTGGATGACGGCGAATGTGCCGGAAGAGGAAAATGCGCTGTCGGACAGGGAGAGGGAGGAGTTATGGGCGTTTGTCAGTTCATGACATGGACTGTGGACATCTGATCGTAAACAAGCGCCTCTTATGCCGCCCGAACATTCTCTTTGGCCTTGATTGCGTCTTGGGCGGCTTTTGCCAGAAAGCCCGATCTGGTGAGGCCGTGTGCTTCTGCATAGCGATCGATTTCCGTCAGAACCTCTTCCGGAAAGGTGATGTTGACGCGGACAGATTTCCTGCTTTGCGCCTTGAGAGAAACCAGAATGGCAACTGCATCTCTGTTGTCCGGATCAGCCATCACCGCGTCGAGGGTTGACGGCTCCGGAATGGCTTCGCCGTCTTCCAGCAGACCCTCGACATGAAGCGCCAAGGCTTCCTCCGCCATATGGCGCGCATCATCAAGATTGATGCCAGCGGTTACGAGGCCAGGGAAATCAGGGAAGGAGACGCCGAAATCGCTATCAGCGTCCTTATGGATCAGTCCGATATAATTGCGCATGGGCTTACCTCAGCTTCAGTCCTGCTTGCTTCTCAATGCTTTTGAGCGTGCCAATCGGAAGGTCACGCTTTGGATGCGGAACCGTAACTCGACCCGGCTTTGTCGGATGCTTGAATTGTACGTGACTGCCTCTGGTCGCGACCTCGTACCAGCCGTCTGCTTTCAAAGCCGAGATAATGTCGCCGCTCTTCATCGGTAAAATATACACACTGGATGTGTATAAATCAATCATCGAACAGGCTGACCTTCAACTCAAGTCTGCCTTTCTCTCCCATTTCCTAAGAGGCATTCATGGCGACCGATCTTGAACGGCTGGTGGTCCAGCTTTCGGCTGACATCAAGGGCTATCAGCGCGAGATGCTGAAGGCGGCGAACGTCACCAATGCGCAGGCGCGGGCGATCGAAAACCGGATGAAGGCGCTGGATGGCCGGTTTTCGGCGCTCGGCACGTCGATGGCGCGGGGGCTGACGGCACCTTTGGCGGGGATTTCGGCGGCGCTGACGGTGGATACTGTCATGCATTATGCCGATGCCTGGACCAGCGCGAAGAACAGTCTGGCGGTGGCGGGGGTTGTCGGCAATCAGCAGGTTGCGGTTCTGGACCAGATTTATAACTCCGCCCAGCGCAATGCCGCACCGATCGGCGCGATGGCGGATTTGTTCGGCAAGGCGGCGCAGGCGGGTGATGCGCTGGGCGCCTCGCAAGCGGATCTGCTGACCTTTACCGATGGCGTCGGCACGGCGCTGAAGATCGAGGGCAAGTCGGCGACGGAAGCGCAAGGGGCGCTGACGCAGCTCGGCCAGCTTCTGGGGTCGGCCCGCGTGCAGGCGGAAGAGTTCAATTCCGTGAATGAGGGCGCGCGTCCGATCCTGATGGCGGTTGCCAATGGGCTTGATGCGGCGGGCGGCTCGGTGAGCAAGCTGAAGCAGCTGGTGAATGACGGGGAGGTTTCCAACCGCGATTTCTTCCAGGCGTTTTTGAAAGGCTTGCCGACCATCCAGAGCATGGCGGCCAATGCCACCCAGACGATTGAGCAGGGCGTTACCAAGGTGAACAACGCCTTCACCCGCTATATCGGCCAGACGGATGAGGGGTTGGGCGCGTCACAGCGCCTGGTCACCGGCCTGAATGCGTTGGCGGATCATTTCGGGGAGACGGCGGATGTGGTGCTGAAGCTTGCCGCAGCCATTGCCGGGGCGCTGGTCGGGCGGTCGATGGTTTCCATGATCTCCACGATGGTCACGGGCGCTTCGGCAGTGATGCGGCTGGTGACGGCGCTGCGGGCTGCGTCTTCCGCCGCAGGCGTTGCGACAGCCATTGGTGGCATCGGTGCGGCGGCAGGCCCGCTTGGGGTCCTGATCGGCGGCACGGTGGCCGGGGCACTGGCGCTCTTCTCCTCCTCCTCGGATGAGGCGAGCACGGCGGCAAAGACCTATGCCAAGGCTTTGGCGGAGGTTGAGGCGGCGGCAAACAAGACCGCGCCTGCGGTCGAGGGCATGGCAAAGGGGATCAATGAGAAGACCCGCAATCTGCTGACGGCAGGCGTCGATGAGGGCGTCTCGAAGATCGGCGAGGCAAAGACGGCGGTGCTCGATCTTTTCGACAGCCTGTTCCAGAATGTCGACCGCGACACCATCAGCCCGGACCAGCTGAAGCAGCTGGAGGATCTGCGCGACCGGCTGGATCAGGGCAAGATCTCGGCCAAAGATGCGGATGAGGCCCTTTATGCCCTGGCCAATTCCAACCCCAGTTTCCAGGCGGTGGCCGATGCGTTCTCGCCGCTGCTCGATCAGTTGCAGAAGGCAATTGAGGCGACAGGCCTGCTCAAAAAGCAGTTGGGCGAGGTCTCGGCCATCGATCCGAAGGTGACGGCAAACTATCAGCAATATGCGCAATCCCGCGCCCAGGGCGAGGAAATGGTGCGGCTCGGCAAGGCCTATGCCGATGAGGCGCAGCGGCAGAACACCCTGTCCAAGGAACAGCTCGCGGTCGAGAAGGAGATTGCCAGGATCAAGGCCGATCTGAAGAAGAACGGCGGTTTCCTGACCGACGATGAGATCAAGAGCCTGGCGCAATCGAATGTCGCGGCGGATGAGCGCCGGTCCAAATCCGGATCGAAAGAGAAGGTGCCGAGGGCAACGGCGGATGACCGGCTGGATATGGATATCCAGTCGATCCGCGACCGCACGGCGGCGCTGATCGAGGAGCAGTCGGTTGTCGGCCAATCCTATCGCGAGCAGGAGAAGCGGCGCATGGCGCTCGATCTGGAAGCGCAGGCGCTTCAGGACGTGCGGGAAGAGGCGCGGCGCAAGGGCGATCAGGACTGGCAGAATGCCAAGCTGTCACCTGAGCAGATCGACAAGATCAAAGCCGCCTCCGAAGCCTATGCCGAACAGGCCGACGCGCTGCGCAAGGTGCAGGAAGCTCAGGAGCGGGCCGAAAGTGCCGCCCAGGATTTCTACAACACCTTCAAGGACGGCATGATCGATGCCATCACCGGGGCGGAAAGCTTCGAGGATGCGCTGGCGAATGTCGGCAAGAAGCTGGCCGATCTCTTCCTGAACAGCGCCTTTGACAGCCTGTTCAGCGGGGCGACCGGAAGCGGCGGCTGGCTGACCAACGCCTTCAAAGCCGTGGGCTTTGCCTCCGGCGGCTATACCGGGCCGGGTGGCAAATATGAGCCTGCGGGCGTGGTGCACAAGGGCGAATATGTCTTCGATCAGGCCTCCGTCCGGGCAGCGGGCGGACCTGCCGCGCTCGATGCCATGCGTAGCCGCCTGAAGGGCTATTCCAGCGGCGGCTATGTCGGCAGTGCGCCGCGCATGCCGAACCTCTCGCAGGCGGCGTCCAGCCGGGGCGGTTCGGTGCAGCTCACCTATGCGCCGCAGAATGATTTTCGTGGGGCATCGGCGGAAACCGTGGCGCAGCTCAAGCAGCAACAGGACCAGGACCGCAAGCTTCTGGAAGCCCGCGTGGTGAGCATCGTCAAAAACGCCAGACAGCGGGGAGTGCAGATATGACCATTGCCTATCCGCTCGACCTGCTGGCCGAGTTTCCCGGCTGGTCCACGAAGTTCGAACTGTTGCACCGGCAGGAGCAATCGCGCACGGAAGGCGGGCGCACCATCGTCAAGGATCTCGGCTCGCCGCTCTGGCAGGCGACCTATCAGACGCGCACGCTTTCCGCCAATGATCTCGATTATTGGCGGGCGCGGCTCGATCTGCTGGAAGGTGGGCTTCAGATCTTCCGCGGCTATCCGCTGTCGCGGGCGCGGCCCGTCGCCTATCCCGGTGCGTCCGCTCTGCCGCAGGCGGTGACGCTTGCGGCGCTGGGCGACGATAACAAGAGCATTACGCTCGCGGGCCTGCCTGCGGGCTTTCAGTTCAGCGTCGGCGATATGATCGAGATTGCCGATAGCGGGCTTTACCGGGTGATGGAGGCGGCCAGCGCCACGGCTGAAGGGCTCACCGGGCCGTTTGAGCTTCGTCCGCATCTTTGGCCCGGCACGGTCACCGGCAGGGCGGTGCGGCTGTTACGGCCCGCCTGTCGCATGACGCTCATTCCCGGTTCTTTGTCCTCCGACGCGGATGTGTCCAGCGGTCGGGGTTCTCTTTCATTCCAGGCTATCGAGGTGCGTTGATGCGCTCATTATCCCAACCCATTCTTGACGCGCTGGCGGCGCGGCAACTGGTGGCGCGTGACTTTCTCTGGATCGTTGCGCGTGACCGTGATGACGGCTCGGCCAAATCGGTCGGCTTCTGGTCGGATGTCGGCACGATCGAGGCGGAGGTGGTGAACCCGGAGACGGGCAGCGCCGACACCCGCAAATTCTACGGTTCCGGCACGCTGATTGCGATTACCGAGATCCCGCTGGTCTCGACGCTGGAGACGCAAAACGTCACCATCACCATGTCCCAGATCGATGACCTGGTGGCGGAGGCGGTGCGGCTTTATGATTGCCGGCAGGCCCGTGTCGAGATCTATCGCGGCCTGTTTTCGCCTGAGACCCGCAAGATGGTCGCGCCCGCCGAGCTGCGCTTTCTCGGCTTCATCGACAATATCGAGATCCTCACCCCGCCCGAAGGGGATGCCGGGGCGGTGACGCTCACCTGTGTGTCGCACACACAGGAAATGGGCCGCAGCAATCCCGATACCCGATCCGATGCCAGCCAGCGGCTGCGCAGCGCCACCGACAATTTCTATCAGGACACGGCGGTGGTGGGCGACTGGGAACTGTTCTGGGGGCAGGTGAATGGCAAGATCACCACCACGACCACTGTGAGCATGTCCGAGCTTCTGGCAAAGGCGCTTGGATGATGGAGGTTCGGTCCGGCTCCTTTGCCGACCGTTTCCAGGCTGTGACATTGCTGCGCCAGGCGCATGCGGCGGCGGGTTCCACCTTCCGCTTCGAGGCGGCGCGCGCCGATCTCGTCTACCGGCAGCATCTCGACAATCCGCAGGCTTGCGCGCTCGTCCTCGATGACGGCGGCACGGCACACGGCCTGCTGCTGGCTGCCGCCTTCGATCATCCCTTCGGGGCGGGGCTTTATGCCAAGGAAACGGTCTGGTTCATCGCGCCGCAGGCTCGCGGGCGCGGTGGCCTTAAAATGCTCGATGCCTATGAGGCCTGGGCGCGCACCATCGGCTGCGCAGCCATCGGCATGGCGGCACTCTCCACCAATGATGTGTCGAGGCTCTATCAGCGGCGCGGCTACAGCGCCGCCGAGACCCATTTTCTCAAACACCTGTGAGATCCTGATATGGCAATCTTTTCCAGCATCGCTGCCGCTGTCGGCAGCGCGATTGCGGCTGTCTCCACCTTTGTCGGCAGTCTTGGCGCCATTGGCGGCGCGCTGCTCAAGGCTGCTGTCGGCGTCGGCATCAACCTGATCGCCAGCAAGATCGCTGGCAACAAGACCAGCAAGGCGTCTTTTTCCGTCAAGGGCCAGTTGCAGAGCGGTGGCACGGTTCCGCGCTCCGTCCTGTTCGGCATGACGGCAACGGCGGGATCTCTGGTCTATGCCAACACCTGGGGAACGGCGGGCGGCACACCCAACGCCTATCTCAGCCAGGTCATTGCGCTGTCCGACATGCCAAGCCGGGAATTGCTGGCGCTGACAGTCAACGGCGTGGCCTGCGAGATCGATTTCGACAATCCGCATGCCGATTACGGCTATCCGGTGAAGGATTACCGCAAGGACGGCAAGAACTACCTCTGGATCAAGTTCTATGACGGCAGCCAGACCGTGGCCGATCCGTTCATGGTCTCCAAGGTCTCGTCCAGCGAGCGGCCTTATGAGGCAACCCGCGTCGGCCATGGCATTACCTATGTCATCGCCACCTCGCGGGTGAACCAGGAACTGTTTTCCGGCTTTCCGTCCTTCAAGTTCGTGGTTCTCGGCATGCGGCTCTATGATCCGTCCAAGGACAGCTCCGTGGGCGGCAATGGCACCCAGCGCTGGAGCGATGCCTCGACCTGGGGCGGGGATGGCGATCTTCTGCCGATGGTGCAGCTTTATAACCTGCTGCGCGGCATTCGCTGGAACGGTCAGTGGCTTTATGGCCTGCAAACGGTCGGCACACGGCAATTGCCCGCCGCCCACTGGATCAGGCAGATCGGCAAGTGCCGCACCGAGATCGAAGGCGCAAGCGGTGCGGAGCCGACCTATCGTTCGGGCGCGGAAGTCTCTGTCGATGCGCAGATCCGCGATGCGGCGGACGCCATGCTCACCGCCTGCCAGGGCAGGCTTGCCGAGATCGGCGGCACCTACAAGCCTTATGTCGGCGTGCCGGATGATCCTGTTCTGGCCTTCACCGATGCCGATATCATCTCCACCCAGCAGCAGAGCTTTACGCCGTTCTTCGGCCTTTCCAATACCGTGAACGGTATAACTGCCTCCTATCCCTCGCCGGATGACGGCTGGTCGATGACGGAAGCGCCGCCGCTCTATAGCAGCGATTACGAGGCGGAGGATGGCGGGCGGCGGTTGCTGGCCGATGTGCAGCTGGATTTCGTGCCCTATGCCGAGCAGGTGCAGCGTCTCATCAAATCCGCCCTGGAAGAAGCACGGCGGGCGCGGCGGCATACCTTCTATATGCCGCCCGGTTTCTGGATGCTGGAGCCCGGCGATGTCATCTCCTGGACCAGCAGCCGCAACGGCTATGCCACCAAGCGGTTCCGGGTGGATGGGGTTCTCGACCAGCCAAACCTCGATGTCGTTCTCGATCTGACGGAAGTCGATCCGACCGACTATAGCTGGGACAGCGCCACGCAATACCAGCCGCCCACCAGTGGCTCGCTGGTGACGGTGCGGCCTGCAACGCAATCGGCGACCGGCTGGGCCGTCGAGGCTGGATCGGTGACCGATGCCGACAGTAATGCCCGCAAACCGGCCATCGTCGTGTCCTGCACGGCAGGCCTCGACGATGTGGCGCGGGTCTGGGTGCAGGTGCGGATCGCAGCCACGGGCGTCGTTGTCTATGACAGCGATGCGCAGCCTTATAACGATGCGGCCAAATGGACGCTCTCGGGGAGCTGGTGCCTCGGCAGCACCGATTATGAGGTACGGGGCAAGCTGGTTCCGGTCTCCAGCCGCGCCACCGAATGGTCGGACTGGATCGCGGTGACCACGCTGGCGATCTCGGACAGTGTTGACGTGCTGGACAATTCCATCACGGCAGCAAAGCTGGCCGATGCGGCGGTGACGGCGGCGAAGATCATGGACGAGGCAATCACCAGCCTCAAACTGGCCGATGAGGCCGTGACCACCGCCAAGCTTGCGGTGGCTGCGGTCACCTCGGAGATCCTCGCGGCGAAAGCCGTGACAGCGGCGAAGATAGACGATGCGGCGATCACGGCGCGGGCGCTTGCGGCGGGGGCGGTGGATGCCACCAAGCTCGCCGCCAGCATCGAGCCGGTGACTGTGGTCTCGGCCCTGCCGACCAGCCGGGTCACGGCCTATGTCTCCTATGGCGGGCAAAGCTACCGCTGGAACGGTTCGGCCTATGTGAAGACCGTTGCCACCGCCGAACTGACCGGCACAATTTCGGCGGCACAGATCGCAGCCAATGCGATCACTGCCGACAAAATCGCCGCCAATGCCATCACCACGGCGGCAATTGCGGCCGGGGCGGTCTCGGCGGATCAGATTGCCGCGAATGCCATCACTGCGGCCAAGATTGCAGCCGGTGCCATCAGCGCCGACAAGCTGGCCGTGGGGACGGGGGCGAACTGGTTCGTCAACTCCGACTGCCAGGCTGGCAAGGCCTATTGGGGTGTCACCTGGACAAGCGGCGGGACTTGGGATTTCAGCGTTCGGACGACTGATAGCTGGGTTCCGCCCGGCGGTGCATTCCAGATCCTGCAAACCGATGGATCGACCGCAGGCTATTATGCCGATCTGGTGCAGATCGATGCCAACGGGGCTCTCAAGTATTGGGATGTGGTGGCGGGCAACTGGTATGAGGTTTCCTGCTACTACTACGGCCACCGGGGCAGCGCGTTTTCCGCCTATCTGATCTTTACAAAAGCGGATGGTACATGGGTGAACGCGTGGCAATTGTGGGGTTTGGGGGCGGCGCAGAACAGCGATCCGCAAAATAGCCTCGCCAGCTATCTGCGGCCCTGGGCGAAGGCGCAGGCTCCCGCCGGGGCCGTCAAGGCCTATGTGATCTTTCGTTCGCATGGCTCGGCCACAGCAGGGGTGACGAACTCCTACCTCTGGCTGACCCGGATGTATCTCGGGGATGCGACGGCCAACCAGTCGCAGCCGTCCGCTTGGCAACCGGCAGGGGCAACGCTCATCAATGGCGGTAGCATCGTCGCCAATGCGATCACGACCGATCTGTTGGCGGCGAATGCCGTGACGGCGGCAAAATTAGCGGCGGGGTCCGTGGTGGCGGAGAAAATTGCGGCGGGCGCGGTGACTGCCGACAAGATCGCCGCCGCCTCGATCACTGGCGACAAGGTTGCGGCCAACACCATCGGTGCCAACCAGATCGCCGCCGACAGCATCACGGCTAAACACCTGGTGCTGACGGATTTCAGCAATCTGGTGCCGGATAATCAGGTGCAGGCCTTCGGCTCCAGCTGGATCGGGAATAAATGGACCAACTGGAACGACCCGAACCTGTACTCCTCCGGCATGAGCGTGGTGCAGATGCGTTACCCCTATCAAGCGGGGACGGCGGAATACGGGGATGAACTATCTTCGGAAATGTTCACGGTCGAATCCAGCACCGGTTACCGCATCTATGCGGCGGCCTACTCCAATAATCCCTATGGTGTCTGGTTGCGCCTGCACTGGTTCGACACGAACAAGACGTTGCTCGGCTGGAGTGACTTTCTCAACACCAGCAGCGGGACAGGTGCAGGCTTGCAAAAAGCCACGCAAAACGTCACCTCGCCCGGAACGGCAAAATATGCCCGTGTCCATGCCTATGTGCAGCGAAGCGTAACCAGCGGTGATGTCTGGGTGGGCGGGTTTTCCGTCCAGAAGCGCAACGCCGCCGACCTGATCGTGGATGGCTCGATCACCGCCAACCAGCTTTCGGTCAACTCGCTCTCCGCCATTACTGCCAACCTGGGCACGGTAACGGCGGGGGTGATCCAAAGCTCCAACGGCAAGATGCAGATCAGCCTCAATGCCGGAACAATCCTGATCACTGACTGAGGAAGGGAGGCTCACATGAGCAACCGACTGTCCATCACGCCGGGCCGGATGATCATCACCCGCGAGGGCTATGATGCGGCTGACCTGTCTGTCGCGGACCAGAACAAGGTTTTCGACAGCAATTGGGGCTTTACCGGCCTGATCATCGCGCGGGGTCAAACCACTGACCCCGCGACGGCACTCGGCTCCGGCGAGGATGCCTATTACACCAAGACCAGCACGCCGTTGATCATCACCTTTCCGACTGTGGGCTATGTGCCTGCGGCCTATGTCTTCAATGACTACACGCCGCTTGCCAACAGCTTCCAGTCCCAGGGGGTGGGGATGGTGTGCACCGAGCCGGTGGGCAACAAGTTTGCAACCAGCCCGCCGACCATTGCCGATGGTTCGATCACCATTCCCCGGCGCTCCTACAACAACGGCAATTATGAGCGCTTTACCGGCGTTCTCCGCTACATCGTGTTTGCGATCTCCCAATGACCAACAGAATCCATATTGGCAGCCTGAACGGCGAGGTCGGCATTTTCATCAGCCAGCCGGGCGATGATGTCTATGCGCCGACCAAAAGCCGTTTGCTCGATACCCGCTTCGAGACGCTCGACATTCATGTGAAGGGCAGCGTCAACATGCAGAGCACCTATTACAGCAGCTCGACGCAGACAGCGACGATCTACTATTCCGAGGTGACCTTTCCCGATCTCGGCTATACGCCGATCTTCCACGCGTCGTTTTACAACCGCATCGGCGGGCTCTCCGACCTGCCGGTCGGCAGTTGCTTCTATCCGACCACCTGGGGCCAGAACGACCGCCGCAGCAACATGGCAAACGCGTTGAGCGGCACGGACGGGCAAAGCTCGATCCTGCGCTATACCGGGGCCTGGCTTGCCAACAACACGACGCTGAGAGCCAAGGTGGTCATTCTCAACACGTCGAGCGACGTGAACCGGTTTCAGTTCTGCTACATGATTTTCAGGAACAGGGCGGCGTGATGACCAGCAGGATCTTCATCGGCCAGAACGGCAACAGCTACCAGATCCGCGTCTCGAAGCCAGGCTATGACGTGACCACCGTCACCGATCCGACGCAACTGGCTTTCTATGAGAACCTCTCCGGCCTAGTGCCCTTTGAGCAGGGCTTGGTCACAGTCGGGGCAGGGGCGACGGCCTCCGTGACGCTCACCGGCACCTATACCTATTACCCCTTCATCGTGCTGCGCAACAACCTCAACCAGCTGCCGGGCAACTGGTATTACGCAAGGCTGACGCTCTCCTCGAAGACGCTGACCTTCAAGAACAATTACAGCGCCAGCATGGTCATCAAATACTGCGTTTTTCGCGAGCTGGACTGGTGAGGCTTACCAGCGCTTTCCAGCATCAACATCCCTGAAGGAAACACAATGTATAGCTTGGACAGTATGTATCCGCCCATGGTTGAGGCGGTGGTGGAAGCCGTGCGCGCGCGCAAGGTGGCGCTCTGGGTGGCCAATGCCGCCTGGTGGCTGGGGCGGCAGGACATTGTCGGCGCGCGTGACTTCTGGCAGGCCTCGGCGGCCATGGTGACGCTGGCGCTGACTGAGGCGGAGCGAACCGAAATCGAAAAGCAGCTTTCCAAGGCAGAAAGCGCGCTGCTTGAAACTGTGACCGAATTTCCCGCCGTGCCGGAGGCCGTGACCTCGACGCTGAGCGCCTGGCAGCCTGCCGGGGAGACGGCGGAACAGATCAGGGCGCGCTATGTCGCGGCCATCCAGGCGCTGCTGAATGCCAAGGCCCGCGAGCGCAACTATGACAGCATCGGCACGGCTGTTTCCTATCTCGATGATCCGAACCCGGTCTTTGCTGCCGAGGCGCGGGCGCTGTTCGACTGGCGCTCTGCCGTCTGGACCTATGCCACCGAACAGCTCGCAACGGTCACGGCAGGCGGCGATATCCCATCCCTCGAAACCTTTCTGGCGGGTGTTCCGGCCTTCGCCTGGCCGGATGCGTCAGCAGTAGATACCGCCGCTTAAGCCAGGCCGAACGGGTTCCGTTCGCATTTTCCAAAAGAGGATAACATATATGAACCACGCGATGTTTTTCGCGGGGGTGCGCAGCTCGTTGTTTGGCGGCGCGCTCTCTCAGTCTCAAGTCGATGGCATCAATGCCATTCTGGAGGCGGCCAAAGCCTCCATTACCGACAGCCGCATGCTGGCCTATATGCTGGCAACGGCGCTGCACGAAACCGACCATACCATGCAGCCGATCCGCGAACGGGGCGGGGAGGCATACTTCACCCGCATGTATGACCCGAAAGGCTCGCGCCCCAAGGTGGCGGCGGCGCTGGGCAATGTGCTTCAGGGCGATGGCGCGCTCTTTGCCGGGCGCGGCTATGTGCAGCTCACCGGGCGGCGCAATTACCAGCTCTTCGGGCGGCTTTTGGGCCTTGATCTGCTTGCCAATCCTGACCGGGCCATGGAGCCGGAAATTGCGGGCCGGATCATGGTGCTGGGCATGACCGGCGGGCTGTTCACCGGCAAGAAGCTTTCCGACTACTTCACCGTCAAAGCCAGCGACTGGACGAATGCACGGCGGATCATCAACGGCACGGATTGCGCGGCGCTGATCGCTGGCTATGGGCGGCGGTTTCATGCGGCGCTGGAGGCAGCGGCATGAGGATGTGGGATTATATCAGCCGCTCCACCCTGAAGCGCGAGGTGGCAGCTTTGCTGATGCTGTGGCTTCTCGCGCTGGCCACATGGCACGCGGTGACCGGCGGCACGCCACAGGCCTGGCAGGTGATCGAGCTTTTCACCCTGCCGATCGGGGTGATCTTTGCCGGTGCCTTTGGCCTCGACTGGATTGCCAAGCAGACCACCCTTGCCGGGCCACCCATGGGTCCGCCCCGGCGCGATCTCGATCCGCCCGAGGGGGACCGGCCATGATCGCGCTGCTCGTCACCTTTCTGCCTTGGGCGCGCACCATCGGCGCCCGGATCTGGAATGGCCTTGGCTGGCGCGGGCTTCTGGCGGCGCTGGCCGTGGTGATGCTGGTAATCTGGCATTTGCGCGCCATTGCCGCCGCCCGTGAGGCTGGCGCTCAAGGCATCCGCCTGGAATGGGCGGAGGCTAACCGCAAGGCGGAGCTTTTGGCGCTCCAGCGCCAGCGGGAGCAGCAGGAAAAAATCAATGAAGCGGAACGTGAGCTGGTGGAAGCGCGGGCGGCAAATGCTGCCCGCCAGGGCGAGCTTGCGGCGGCGCTGGCAGAAGAAAGGAAAGCCCATGCAAAAGCTGGCGCTGATGGCCGCTGTGGCGGCATGTCTGAGCGGGTGCGCAGCGCGCTCAACGCTATCCGGTAGTGCAGACGACCGCCGCCCGACCACCTCGGCCTCCGTGCTGGCGGATTGTGCCTCCCCGGTGGAGATCCCACGCGATCCGCCGCCGGATCTGCAACATCAATTATGGGCTGCCGACCGGCTGGCGCTGGCCGATTGCAAAGCCCTGAACAGAGCCAAGGGCCGGGCGCTTGCCGCTGCCGGTCTGGCACCGGAATAACCAAGGAAGGGCAGGGGATGTCTGAGAAGATTTCAACGGTGGCGGAGGTGCTGACCGCCTGGTTTGGCGGCGCTGGCGCCACCATCATCGGCGCCATCATCGGGCGAACCATGTGGCATGTACAGGAAGTGCGCCGCGCCCACCGCCGCCCGCTCGGCCCGGAACTGTTCTGGGAACTACCGATCGCCATCGGCATGGCGCTAATCGGTGAGGGGCTGGCCGGATGGCTTGGGCTCGGCCAGCCGGTTTCTACCGGACTGATTGCCGCGCTGGCCTATCTCGGGCCGCGCGGTGCCGAGGTGATCTTTATGCGATGGTGGATGGGGCGGAAGGGGGGATAG